TAAAGAGTCAGTAGAAGCACATCAACGTATTACACAAGGTAGAAATGCTGCTGACATGTCTGCTAACGAGTACTTAAAAGAGTTAATAGAAGCTCAACCCGATATTATTGATGGTATTGAAGTTTGGACATCTAAAAACGTAGTGATAGCTGATTTGATATCTGGTACATTACTTAGACAGTTACGTGATACAGGTATTGCTGGTCGTGAAATAGCAGATTTAGTTGACTTAGCAGACATAGATGGACCGGCTAAACAGATTGTTGATACAATGTTAACTGCATTATATCAAACTAAAAAAGCTAGGTTTGTAAAATCTGATTCATTTAGAGCTTTGAGTGCTGGTAAAGGATCTAAGAAAGCTGTAGAAGATGCAGTTGCAGAAGAAATGGTTGACATGAAAGAGTCAATTATGACAATGCTTAAAATAGCCAAAGACGATCCTAGTGATGATTTAATGAACGCATTATTTGAATCATTCTCTATGATGAAAGATTTAAATACTTTAGAAGATTTTGATAGATGGGCTAGAACAATACTAAAAGGTGGACCACTTCAAGAAGGTGGTATAAATCGTACTGGTGCTCTTATAAGAGAGCTTGAGGGAGTTATGACTCATGGTATCTTATCTGGACCTAAAACTCCAATGCGAGCAATTATGGGTACATCAACTGCAACATTCTCAAGACCTCTTGCAACCGCACTTGGTGCTATTATACGATTCCCATTTACTGGAGATGCGGCTACAGTTCGTTCAAGTCTTGCAGCTACAAATGCTTTAGTTGATGCTATACCAGAATCGTTTGAGTTGTTTAGAACTAGACTCAACTCATACTGGAAAGGTGATTTAAGTAATATTAAAACACGTTATTCTGAATATACAAAAGGTGATGCTAACTGGGAAATACTTAGACGTTGGGCAGAAGATAGTGGTAGAGCTAGTGATGGCGAAAAAGCTGCATTTGCTTTAGCTAACATGGCACGTCAAATGAATAATAGTAATATGCTGACTTACTCTACTAAGCTGATGGCTGCAACTGACGATGCGTTTGCATACATTTTAGGTAGAGCTAAGATGCGTGAAAAAGCTCTGCGTCGTGTTCTTGATATGCAAAACAACGGTATTGAATTACCTGAGATTACACCTGAGCTACTTAAAGCTTATGAAGATGACTTTTACTCACAGGTCTTTGATGCAAACGGAAACATAATTGATGAAGCTACAGAGTTTGCTCGTAAAGAAGTTACACTTACTCAAGAGCTTACAGGTTTTACAAAAGGTCTTAATGACGTCTTTACAGCTACACCTATGGCTAAACCATTTTTCTTGTTTGCAAGAACAGGTGTAAATGGATTAAATCTTACAGGTAAGCATACACCCGGATTTAATTTTTTAGTTAAAGAATTTAATGATATAGCATTTGCTAATCCTAACGATCTAAGTAATGTAGCAAAGTATGGTATATTTACACCAGAAGAACTAGCTAATGCTAAAGCGTTACAAACAGGTAGATTTGCAATGGGTAGTGCTGTAGTGTTTATGGCTACACAAGCTTGGATGCGTGGTGATCTTCATGGTAACGGACCAGTAGATAGACAGACAAGACAAGTTTGGCTAGATGGTAAATGGGAACCACGTACAATTAATATAGGTGGTGTACGTGTAGGTTATGATTCAATAGAACCATTTAACCTTATCATGTCTACAATCGCTGATGTAGGTGATGCAAGTGAACTTATGGGTGAAGAGTGGACTGAAAATCAATTAGGTAAAATATCTCTTGTAGTTGCACAGTCTGTTACAAGTAAATCTTACTTAGCCGGACTTCAATCTTTTGTTGATTTATTTGCTGCTAAGCCCGGTCAGGGACAGCGTATAGTAGCTTCGTTAGTTAACAATACTGTACCACTATCTGGTTTACGTAACGAACTTGGTAGATTATTTACACCATACATGCGTGAAATTAACTCAGGTGTTATAGAGTCTATACGTAACAGAAACCTACTTACTGAACAGATTGCTGGTGAGAGAGCATTACCTGTTAAATATGATATACTAAAACCTAACTCTCCAATAAAAGATTGGGACTTTATGACACGTGCATTTAATGCTGTGAGTCCTATATCTTTAAATTTAGAGCAAAGTGAAGGTAGAAAATTCTTATTTAATAGTGGTTATGATATGAGATTATCTACATATTATGCCCCTGACGGTACTAACTTAACTGACAATGCTGAAGTAAGATCTCTATTTCAACAAGCTATTGGTATGGAAAATCTAGAACTCAAACTTCTTAAGTTGTCGAGAGATCCTAAAGCAATCGCTTCACTAAAGCAGATGTATAAAGACATAAAATCAGGACAACGTGGAGACTATAGTGCTGGAGACTACTACCACAATAGACAAATAGAAAAATTATTTAACATAGCTCGTAGAAAAGCTTGGCGTAAAGTTTCTCAGACAGAAATAGCACGACAACTTATACAGGAGCAGAGACTTGAGAAAGAAAAACAACTCCAGAAACAACTCGAAACTACACTACTTACAATGTACAAATAAATGGCAGAAACTATTGACGAAAAAGGTAAAGTAAGATCTACTAAGAATCAAAAACCTTGCCCTTCTGGTTTTTTTAGAAACCCAAAGACTGGAAAATGTGAACAAGCTGGTGTGGGACCTCAGTTTAAACCTTAACAATTTTAAATAAATGGCAACAACCTTCGTAGATTATACAGGAGATGGGAACGCTACGAAGGCGTTTTCCTTTCCTTCCATCAAAGAAGCTGATATTAAAGTAGAAGTCGATGAAGTTATTAAAACGTCAGGCAACCACTATAATATAACAAGCTATACAACAACCGGTGGTGGTAACGTAGTATTTACTTCCGGTAACATACCAGCTAGTCCAGCATCTATTCGCATCTATCGTGATACAGATGTCGATAGTGCAAAGGCTACATATACAGCAGGGTCATCAGTTAAAGCTGGTGATCTTAACAATAATCAGACACAGATATTGTATGCTGCACAGGAAGAACAGAATCAAACAATACAAACAAATAAAATAAAAGACTCAGCAGTCACAACTGCTAAAATAAAAGATGCAAATGTTACTACAGCTAAGATAGCTGACAGTAATGTGACTACAGCTAAAATAGCTGATCTTAATGTAACTACAGCTAAATTAGCAGCAGATGCAGTAACAGGTGCTAAGATTGCAGATGACCAGATTGACTCTGAGCATTACGTAGATGGTAGTATAGATACAGCTCACATCGGAAATCTTCAGATTACAACTGATAAAATAGCAAACGGTGCTATCACTGATGCTAAGATTGCTGGTGGCTCTCTCGATAATAGATACTACACAGAAACAGAATTAGACGCTGGGCAGTTAGATAACAGGTATTATACAGAAGCAGAAGCTGACGCTAGATTTTATAACTTAGCAAGTGCTGAAGAGATACAGTCTGGAGAAACATGGACAGCAGCAGATAATAAAGTTGCTACTACCGCAGCTATAGATGCTCGTATTATAGACTTAGTTGATGATGTAGGTGGGTTTGTAGCGATTGCTAACGAAACAAGTTTTCCTACAGCTAACCCTGATGTTAATAATGGAGCTGGTACTATTGTGTCAGTTAAGGCAGCATCTACTACTTTAACTCCTAGCGGAACGACAGTTACTATTGCAAACGGAGCAGGGTCTGGTAATACTGTTACTATTACAGGAGTACCATCTGCCATAGGTTCTGGCTTTGGATTTTTAGTAGAAACAACTACTACATTACATACATATACATTTCATAGATTATCACCAAAAGCAACAGAGGTTACAACTGTAGCTGGTATAGCTAGTAATGTGACAACAGTTGCTGGTATCAGTTCAAACGTAACAGCGGTTGCTGGTAACAATGCTAATGTAACAACAGTAGCTGGTTCTATAACAAACGTAAATACAGCAGCTACAAACATAGCAAGCATCAATAATGCGTCTGCTAACATATCTTCTGTTAACAACTTTGGTGACACATATCAAGTAGCATCCTCTAACCCATCAACAGATGGTGGTGGTAATGCACTAGCAGAAGGTGACTTATACTTTAACACTACTGCTAACGAACTAAAAATATATAATGGTAGTCAATGGCAAGGTGGTGTAACAGCTAGTGGTAACTTTGCATCTACAACTGGTAATACATTTAGTGGTGATAATGTCTATAGCGACAACGCTAAACTAAAGCTTGGTACAGGATCAGATTTAGAAATCTTCCATAATGGTAGTAACTCTATCATCAATGATACTGGTACAGGTAACTTACAAGTACAGACTGGTGGATCTACTAAATTAGAAATCACAAGTACAACAGCTGAGTTTGGTGCTGATGTAGATTTAAAAGCAAATAAAGTTACTACAACGACAACTAACGGTAATGTTAAGATAGAACCAAACGGCACAGGTGTTGTAGAGATACGTGGAGCCGGTGGTGCTGACGGTACACTACAGTTAAACTGTTCAGCACAAAGTCACGGTGTCAAAATTAAGTCACCAGCTCACAGTGCCGCAGCTAGTTACACACTTACACTTCCAGTTAATATAGTTAATGGTCAGTTTTTAAAGACTGATGCTAACGGAGTTCTTAGCTGGGCTGCTGTAGATCTTACAGCATTGAGTGCTAGTAACTTAACATCTGGTACTATTCCAGACGCAAGATTCCCTGCTACCTTACCAGCTGTCAGTGGTGCTAATCTTACTAATATAGCATCAGCAGAAGTATATGGATTTACTGGATTAGCAAATGGTAACTTGCAAGTCACAACTACAAACAAAGGTGCAGATAATATATCAGGTGCAGATTATGCAGCATTTGAAGATGTATTATTCGCAGCATCAGGGTTTACCTTTAGCGTAAACGCAGACGGAAAATTAATCGCAACAATTTAAAATGGCAACAATAGATTTAGGCAAGATTAAACTTGTCTGGAGAGGTACATACAATAACTCAACTGCTTATGTAGTCGATGATCTTGTAGCATATACAGATACTGGTGTACTCTCTACTTACATATGCGTAGCTAACTCAACAGGTAATGCCCCTTCTAGTGGTGGCACAGCCCATGCAAGTTGGAACTACGTATCACAGGGTCAAGCAGCAGAAACTAACGCTTCTATTCGTACAAAGGTAGAAGCTGCAACTGACAGTAATGTATTTACTGATGCTGACCACACAAAATTAAATGGCATAGAAGCTTCAGCTACTGCCGATCAAACAGGTTCTGAAATACTAGGTTTAATTAATAGTAGTAATATAACTACCTCTGGAATTTTTACAGATGGTACAGGTAAACTAAGATCAATAATTAGTAATAACAAAACTTCTGCTCATACTTTAGTAGCTGCCGATGCTGGTACTGCTGTTCATATCACTACTGGTGGAGTAACTATTCCAAACTCTGTTATGTCAGGTGGAGATGCAGTTACAATAGTTAATTCAAGTGGTAGTAACCAGACAATTACACAAGCTTCTGGTGTAACTCTATATAATACTGCTGATGGTACTACAGGTAACAGAACGTTAGCTGGACGTGGCATTGCAACTATTTGGTTCCATAATGGATCAATAGCTTACATATCAGGTTCGGGGTTAAGCTAATGCAACAGATGTTTCTAGGTATGGGTGCGAAGGTTATTGAACAATCAGTCAGTAACGGAGATACAAACGTAGACGCATCTACAGTATTTGGTAGTGACTATGCAGATTCAGTCGCTAAACGCCTTATCATTCCAGCTGGAGCTGAAATAGGTGCAACAGGTAGTACAAGTAATAGAGCACTAACTGTACCAGCTGGTATGGGTGGTACTTTAGAAATTAAAAACCTTGGTACTATCTCTGGGTTCGGAGGTACTGGTGGTGCTAAGGCTCCCGGTACACCTAAAGGTCAAACACCTCAAACTGGTTCAGCCGGTACTGCCGGAGGTTCTGCTATTTATATAGCTGTTAATGGAGTAAGCGTAAACAACCAAGGAACCATCCGTGGTGGTGGCGGCGGCGGAGACGGCGGCGACGCTGGAGACGATGGTGGTTTAACTACTAACGGTATGTTCGCAGTTACCTCTGGTTCTTGGTCAGGATATTACTGTCACCCCGGCCCCGGTGGTGCTGGTGGAGATGGCGGTAATGGACAAGGATATAACGTAGCAGCAACCAACGGACAAAACGGTGCTGGTGGATCACCAAGAGAAAGTGGTGGTACTAACTGGGCAGCAAAAGGTTATCAAGGTACTGCAATACGTGCTGCATGTGATTCACAAGCTGCTGGTGACCCAAATAAAAACTACTTTAACGGTCAAGCTGGTGAGAATGGTGGCAACGGTGGTGGCTTTGGACAAGCTGGTGAAGGTTCTGGTAATGAATCTGGAACTGGTGGTGCTGCTGGTAAATACATAGAACTAGCTAGTGGTATCAGTCTTTCTAACACACCATCTGGAACTTTACAAGGTACTGCACCATGACATATACCCTAACAGCCGATGAATCAAAAGTAGCCCAATGTGGCTCTGTTGATTATTCGCTATTTACTGACCCAGCAAAAGGCTGGGAAAACATAGATCTTTTTAAATATTTTGCATCTGGAGACTATCCTAAGATGCCTTGTAACGAAGAAGGCATATCTTTTATTGTGCAAGATGTTTTAGATCTAGGATATACAAAAGCTCAAGCAAAAACAATAATAGATAGTCTAATTGCAAAAGGAGTTCTTGTGTCAGATGACTTTCATCCTTGGACACTAGCTGATATGCAATCGTATGACCCAAGTGAGCTGAATCCTTTTCAGCAGTCATTAAAAGATAAAACAGAAACCATTGATGGTAACTGGTTATATGTTTTAACACAAGAGTATATAAACTATATAGCTGCACAATAATGAGTATTTTCTGCCCTTTTTCTATTCCAATACTATCTACTGAGATAGACTATAACTTTTCTGAGCTAAGAAAAGATACAAGATTTATATACAATTATGGTCAAGATGGTACATATACACAAGACTATCGTATTTTAGAAACTTATCCTACGCTTAAACAAGAGTTGCTAGATGCTTCTCTTGAATATATTAAGACTATAGGATTAACTAAAGATTATACCATTACAACTTCTTGGTTAACAAAAGTATGTAAAGGAGAATCAATAACTGCACATTATCATAAGAATTGTCAGTTTAGCGGAGTTCTTTATTACGGAGAAGATTACACAGATGCTAACCCATTATGGTTAATTAATCCTACAAATAAAATAGATAACTTTGAGCAGACACCTACAGGTAGTACTGGATTATTTAGTGACTATCAAGTTTACCCACGTACAGGATTACTAATAGTATTTCCGTTTTTCCTGACACATTATATGGATCAACAAAAGCATGATGTAACTAGACATTCATTAGCTTTTAACTTACATCCAACTGGAGTTATAGGTAACGGAGATTCACAGGTAGATGTAAAATGGTTACTATAATTTTAGATGATGTA